TATTTAACCGATCAATGATAAAGAAGGCGTGCGAAGACCTAGAACTAACAAGCTATGAAAAAAACGGGGAATATTTGCGAATAGTTATTGCTATTGATCCGGCGGTGACATCTAATAAAAATTCAGATGAGACGGGTATGGTTGTATGTGCGGAAAGGGAGGGCGACCGATACATCATATTAGAGGACTATTCCGGACGATATACGCCAAACGAATGGGGTACAAAAGCGGTTGAGCTATACGAAAAATATAACGCCGATTGTGTGGTGTGTGAGGTGAACAATGGCGGGGATATGGTACCGCAAATCATACGCAATTTAGATAGCAGTGTGAACGTTAAAACAGTACGAGCGACAAGGGGTAAAGTGTTGAGGGCGGAGCCTATTGCATCGCTGTATTCAAATGATAAGGTAAAACACATCCAATCATTTCCCAAACTTGAGCAACAAATGATAAACTATACAGGAGAGAAGCACCAATCAAGTCCAGACCGATTAGATGCCTTGGTGTGGGGCTTAACGATTTTAAGCGAAAACAAAAACGCAAACTTTGATTTTTTTATAGTTTAGGGAATTAATAAAAAAAGGGGCAAACATGAACTTATTAAACATCTTCAAAAAGAACAGACACATAACCACTGAATCAATACCGATGAACTATGCGACTATAGCACCTAAAGACTACAGCGACAGACAACATTTTAAAGAAGGCTATAAGGACAATGTTATCGTATATTCATGCGTGCGGAATATAGCCTTAGAAGTGGGTAAAATCCCTTTAATCTTAAAAAAAGGCGACGAGTTAATAGAGACGCATCCAATACTTGATATCCTTAACAAACCGAACCCAACCACAACGGGGAACGATTTTATTGAATCATTAATAACCTGCAAGTTATTGACTGGTAACGCTTACATACAAGCAAAGTACGAAGACGCAGAAGACAAACTCGAAAACATTAAAAAGCCGCCTGTGTTCTTAAAAGTTTTAAACCCTATGAAAATGACACTAAAAGGGCGATACGATAAAGTTTTACTCTATGAGTACGAGATAGACAACGGTAAAAAATATATTTTCCGGTGCGGGGCTTATGGTGATTCAAATATATTGCATTTGAAAGAATACAACCCAACTAACTCTTACTATGGACAAGCCCCGTTGTTTGCTTGTGGGCTACAAACGCAGGTTTTCAATGCCATCAGTGAATTTAATTTTAACTATATAAAAAATAATGCAAAACTTGACGGTTTTGTGAATGTGAATGCTGATTTATCAAGTGAGCAAAGAAAGAATTTAGAGAAGGCCTTCAACGATAATTTTTCAGGTACTAAAAAAACTGGGAAGACACTCGTTACCAGTGGGGGAGAATTAACATATACGCCGTTAGGAAGTACAAAAGACATGGACTTTCTAAACGCAACAAAACTCAACGCCCAACTTATCGCCCAAGCCTTTGGGGTTCCTTATGACTTAATCAATACCGAACAGGCAAAATATGACAATTTAGAAAAGGCGAAAGAATTACTTTGGGATAACCAAGTGAAGCCACAACTAGAAGACCTGATCCGCTCCCTTAATAACTGGCTATGCCCTAGATATGGCGATGGGCTAAGCCTTTGGTATGATGAATCAAAAGTTGGGGCAGTACAAACAAAAAAAGACAGATACAGACAATCCTTAGAGATGACTAACTTCATGACCATTAACGAAAAGAGAAAAGCTATCGGACTTGATCCGTTTGAAAGTGACATTGCAGACCAGCTATTTTTAGAAGCGAGCAAGCTCCCCATCGACTACCTAGGCAATACCTTAGAGAGCCAAGAGCTAGAAAAAATGTCGAATCAAATTGGAATGATCCCTTTAAAATAGATGAGTCTTTTTTTAACTGGTAAGGCCAGAAGGTTAGAAGAACTAAAAAAAAATAGGCTGATTAATATAATAGCGCTCAAACACTCCGTTAGAATCCGTAGAGACATTAAGCGATATATGAACACAGTGATAAAACATTTCGAGGACACCGGAAGCCTTCCGGACTACGGCGCAAATATAGATCACACAATTGACTTGAACAAAAGCGTTTCCAAAATGTATATGCAAACAATCAACGTATTTTCCAAAAACCAATTTGAAGCCATTGAAAGAACATACAAAAGCATACCAAAAGAATTCTATGAAACGATGGTACTAAAAGAAGCCGGCGAAAATGATTATATTCAAAGCCTATTCTATCGCTTGAGTACTTCGTGGATAACTCAAAACGCATTGAAACAATCCACGCTTATCTCAGAGACTAGCAGAAGCTTAATAAAGAACATTTTAGACGATGGTTATAGTAACGGGCTAATTAATAAAGAGATAGCAAAAAAAATGCGGAAAGCCGTGCCAGTGATGAGCGCTTTTAGAGCGGCAACCATAACAATCACAGAAACGCACAATGCGGCCACTTATGGCGATTTAACAAGTACAAGCGTGTATAACGACCAATTCAATTTAAACTTGATGAAAGAATGGGTAGCAACAGAAGACGAGCGGACACGAGAAGCGCACAACGATGCAGACGGGCAAAAAGTAGACATGAACGCTAACTTTGTTGTAGATGGTGAACAACTTACACGACCGGGAGACAGTGCAGGCAGTGCAAAAAATATTATAAGGTGTCGATGCTCCCTTGGGTATGGGCGGGCTTGATATATGGAAAGGGAAAATTTAAAATATAATGTAAGGGGGCTTATATGGCACTAGAAGACATTAACACCGTACCACCGAAGCAAGCACAAGCAAACGCAGCCAGAGGCTTAGAATTACGTAAAAAATGGGGACGTGGTGGTACTGATGTCGGAGTGGCTAGGGCTAGGAATATATCAAACGGCGATTCATTAAGTGAAGACACCATTAAAAGAATGGCATCATTTAATCGACACCGTCAAAATTATCGACCAGATGAAAAAGAAAATGACGGCGGGGCAACGGCTGGAACTATTGCATGGCTATTGTGGGGCGGTACCGAGGGCGTAGATTGGGCAATAAGAAAATCAAAAGAGTTTGACAACGAAAGGAATAAAAAAATGGAACCCAACAATTTAAATTTTACTATTAAATCGTTAAATTTTAACGATGGCGATGAGATGAGTTTTGAGGCTTATGCCAATATTTCAGACGTTGAAGACCATTCAAGCGATATCATACAAAAGGGCGCATGGAATGAAGTTATAAAAAAAGCAAACGAAACAGGAGAAAACCCCAAATTATTATATCAACATGACCATAAAAAAGTAGTCGGTGTAATAAATAAAATGCGTGAAAATGACATCGGGCTAATAATTAACGGTAAATTCATTGATACAACACTCGGCAGAGATGTTTACACAGAAGTAAAGACAGGGGCAATCAATCAAATGTCCGTTGGATTTTCTATCAAAGACTATGAAATAACAGAAGAAAAAAAACGAATTATAAAAAAAGTAGATAGATTGTTTGAAGTGTCCTTCGTAACATTTCCAGCGAATGAAGGCTCAAAAGTGATCAGTGTAAAAAGTGACGGTGTTATAAATGTGCGCACCCTTGAGAAGATCTTAAAAGAAAACGGCTTATCAAACATGGAAGCGAAAGCCATTATTTCAGGCGGTATAAAAAACATTAAGACTTGCGAACAAAAAGAATCCGAATATAAAAGCATCTTACAAGACATGGAAAAGGCCATAAGTATTCTATCAGTATAGAATGTTTACTTTTTTAAGTTAAAGTGCTTTAATTGATAATATAAAAGACTAAAGGAGTGTATTTATGTCAGATATTAATCAAGCAAAGTATTCATTTTTTAAAGAGTTAAAAGGGTTTTGGGAATTGCTCGGAATTTTTCAAAAGGCCTCGCTTGTTTTTGGGTCAGTATCTTTTTTATATATTGTGTTAAGTTAGACCATGAGACCAGAAAGCGCACAGCCAACCAATAGAGTCTTGGTACATAGTCCACGACCTCAACAATTAGGAAGGCCAGAAGACACAAGGCCAGAAGAAACGCACAGAGACCAAGGCACACAGACAAGACAGCAGAGACAAAATCAAGATATACAAATACAGCTAAACGTTGTTAGTAATACAAACGTGGTAAACAATCCATTTGAGCCACCAATAGATGTTCGAGTGGATACAGAGATAGTACAAGAGGGGAACAACGTTGAAATTTTCACAGATGCCATACTAAACCCGCAAGTCTCAGAGGCAGAGTATAATTGTGCGGATCGTATAAAAAAGATCAAGGATTATACTATTGGCGCAATTGCTTTTTGTATATTGGTTTATTTGTTTGTTAAAGAAGTGACAAAAAAAGGAGATAATTAAGCTATGAATGAAAATATGTTTTTAAAAGACTATAAAATATATTATGACTATTATGAAAAAATAAGAGAAAAATCAGTTAATAAAATTGATCGTGTTATTTTAAAAGCCAGTTTTATTTTTTTGATGGTTACTGGGGTATCAAAATTCTATACATTAGAACGATATCAAGCATTGGCATTAGATATTATTTTTCTTATCAATGCGGTTTCATTTATCCTTATATTTTGCAGCATTTGCACATCGAAAAAAAACGCAGAGTGTATATTAAATAAAATATCACCTAAAAAAGAAATTAAAGAAAATGACCTGTATTCAAAATGGGGGACTTTAACCAATATATTAACAAATGCGGGGATTGTATTTTTTTTAGTGGGTCTTGCGTTAATAGTCTTTTTTTTAACTTAATTATAAACGGCGACTAATACCCTCATTTAATTATGCTATAATTTAATTATATTGACGTTTTCGAGATGAAAACGAAAGTATACCGTGTACGTGATGTATACAAAAATTATAAATTTTAAAAAAAAGAGGTATAAACATGTCTAATGATATCGAATTAAAAGGCCTTGTTGATTCATTCAATAAGAACGAGTCTATGTTAGCAATTGAAAAACAAATTAGCGAACTAAAAACGATCACTTCAGAAATGAACGCAGAGTTTAACAGTTCCAAAGAAGAAAAAGGGGCATCCCCTGAGCATGTAAAAGCATGTAACCAATACTTGAAAACTTTTAACCCGCATTTAGTCGTTGAGAAATCATTTCAACAAAGAATCGACACAGACGGCGGGCTATTAGTAAGGCCAGATATCGAAGCGGGAATCTATCAAAGAGTTTTCGAAACTTCGCCAATGCGTAACGTTGCAACGATTAAGACTATATCCGGCAACGAGTACCACAAGACAGTTAGAAAAACTCAACTATCATCAGGTGGATGGGTCAACGAATTAGAGCAAATCGGGATAACTAATAGCGGAGAGTATGGCGTAGTTAAAATCGGTGTACATACGCACATGGCATTTCCTGAAATTTCCAATGAAATGTTCGAGGATTCTTCTTTTAACATGGAGCAGGAAATCGTTACAGAGGCTGGACAAGTATTAGACAGAGAGCAAAACACAG